ACCAAAGCGTCACAGGCAAGACGCTGATTGAAAAGGGTTTGATTCAAAGCGGTATCTTCAAGGGCGACAAGAGCGACATCTCTAAGTTTGCCTTACAGCTTGCTGACGGTAAAGACCTAAGCTCCATTGAAAGATTGGTTCGGTTTGCCGACAAAGCCGCGATGGAAGCGGATGCTGCCACGCGTACGTTGGTTTACGAAGACGCGATTAAGCAAGGGTTGTCTGAAGTTGAAGCGGACATGGCGACGATGGAGTCTATGAACTTCCACAAGCGCGGCGCTTCTGCTACGGTGCAGTACCTCAACCGCATGATACCTTTCTACAACTCGCAGATCCAAGGGTTGAATGTATTGGCTAAAGCGGCTATGGGCAAAATGCCGTACGAAGAACAGCTCAACATCAAGCGTAAGTTCTTTAACAATGCTTTCTTGCTGGCTATGGGCGGTTTGACCTACGGCATGGCAATGGCTGACAACGACTACTACAAGAACGCCAAACCGTATGACCGCTACACAAACATGTTTGTGTTTTTGCCCGGTGTTCAAGAGCCTGTGAAGATTCCAATTCCCTATGAAGTGGGTTGGTTCTTCTCACTCGGTGCGGCAGCAGCCGATGCTATGCGGGGCGAGGTGCGCGGTGAAGACCAGCGCCGGGGCTTGGCTAAGATGTTCTTGAACTCTGTTCCGGGTTATAGCAGTCAAATTGGCGGTCTGCCTGTTCCACAGCTGTTCCGTCCTTCGGCAGAAGTTGCGACCAATTTGGACTTTAATACCGGCCAGCCGATTGTGTCTGCACGACTGGCGAAGCTGGATCCCGACGAACAATACACCAACCGCACAACCGAGATCGCTAAATATTTTGGTCAGGTGACGGGTGTATCTCCAATTATGGCCGAACATTTAGTGCGCGGGTACTTCGGTCAAATCCCGCTAGCCGCAGCTGCGGCTGCTGAAAGCCTATTCAAACCTGCTGGCGCTGCTCCTACTGCCCGCGCTTCTGATTTGCCTTTCATTGGCAGTGCGTTCCAAAGACGCTACGGCGGCGCTGAGCAAGAAGCGATGTACCAAACGGCCACTGAATCAATTCAAAAACTGGATGCTTTTAACAGCATGAAGAAAGAAGGCCGAGGTCAGGATGCGCGAGACTACTTCTTGCGCAACCGCGAAGAGTTGATGATCGCCCCCGCCGCTCAAAAATACGAGCAACTCATGGGTAAGTTGAACGCCGACACTCGGATGATCCAAGCCCGTAACATGAGCCCGGACGAGAAGCGTGCAAGGCTGGATAGGTTGGATGCTGCGCGTGAACAAATCTCCACGCAGTTCTTAGCTGCTACTGAGAAGATCAAGGCTTCCGGTAAAACAGCACTCCAATAAGTCCGTCTTTGATCCCAACCCGCGCTTGCGGGTTGAAGATGCGTACTTCGAGGGCTTTGTTGAGACCCTCGACCCTTATGGGGTCGGGGTCAAGGCAGGGGACAAAAAACCCCTGCCCCCTCTCAACTTTTGCCCAAGGCCAGAGGATTCGTAAACTCTTCAACCTCGTTCTCCTTGCGGGATATCTTGATGACGTTCACCCGCATCGGTGGGCCGCTGGTCTTGGATAGCAAGTCCTTCTTGGGGACATACGACACCATGAACTTGGACTCCAACTGCTTTTTGAGCGTGGAGTAGCCAAAGCTGTGGTGAGCGCAGTACGACTTGAGTAAGCGCTCCTCGATGTAGAAGTCCACGTAGCCAGCCGCCACACCGTGTTCGATGCGTCCCATGACCTCGCTGCGGGTAGTATGCTTGTCTATCGCGGTATCGGCTCCCAAGCTTGCGAGGACGCTTGCCTTCTCACCGTAGCGGATGATGACGAACTTACCGTAGTACTCCTGCACAAAGCCGTTGACAATATCCTCGGCGTCCCGCTTACCGGCCTTCATTGCAGCGCGGCTGATTTCAATTACCTTGCGGCAGCTCTCCAGCAACGGCTCAACAGGCACGTCCACGATACCCGCATACTTACGACTAAAGTGAATAGCAGCGCTTGCCATGCAAGCGATACCAGCCATCCAGAAGCGCTCATCATTGGGTGCACTGAAGTACTTGTACATGCGTGTGATGGTCTCAGGCACAAAGCTCGACAGTTCGTCCACACTGTTGACCATGTAACGCACCCACGCATCTCCGGCCACGGCGTAGTTCTTCTGAATCGACTTGATGATCTCCACCTCTTCGGCGTTCCACTCAAGCTTCTCGTCCATGACCCACTCCAGCAAGCGGCGCAGTTCACCTTCCGAAGAGTGCTTGCGAGCGCCCGTCATGTAGTCAACCGCGTGGGTGTTGGATGAGAAGATCGCAACGGCTTGCCAAGTAGACAGGTTCAAACGCTCTTTGTTAGCACCGGACTCCATGCGTTCCTTGCCTCGGCCTTCGCTGACCGTCATGGTCATACCGGGGAACCACTCGAAATCTTCCCGAGCCTTGGTCGTAATTCCATCGCTGATGAACGGGCCGCTGTGCACCAGACCCAAGCGCTGTTGCATAGCCACAGGAGACGTGCCCGAGCCAGTGCGGTAGTGGATAGGATGACCCCAGATTGAGGCCGCGCCGTCCAGCGCCAAAGACTTACCAGTGCCTGACTCGGTTGAGCAGCAGTGCACAGTCAGACCGTATATACCAGTAAAACGCATCAGCGGTGAGCCAGCGCCCATGAAGATAACCGCCAAGTGATCCCACATCTCGCGAGCCACCAGCATCTTGATGAACTTAGCCCACGTGTCCAGACCGCCAGTGATCTGCGTGTTGCTCGTCAGGTTCTCCAGCCCCGGCATGGGGATGCGAACCGGCTCTTGATCGCGCTTGTACACCATGTTAGCGTGAACGAAGCTATCGTCTTTCTGCCAGCCGTAGTGCAGGGGCACTCGGATTGGTACGCGCTCGTCACTCATCTTAGCCACGGACGCACGAACGTAGTCAGCCAAATTCTTATCGTTGCCTGAACCAAACGCAGACAGGATGTTCTGTGCAGCTAGTACCTTCACAGTCTCGTCCTTACTCACCATAGCCTTTTGGGGCATGATGATCTCTTGCGTGCCGTAGGTGCGGCAAGCCAGCAAGTGAACCACGTGTTCACCGTCAATGTTCAGGATGTCCACAGGGAACAAATCAAAAGGCAGCAGCATGACTTGGCGCTTCATCTTGTTGCCGTTGGCGTCCACGTCTTCCTTCTCTTGGAAGATGCCACCGCGCTGACCGTAGGCGTAGCCTCTGGGCGGCTCGGGGCGTAGGATGCGTTCTGCTTCGCCGTCTTCAACTTGAACCTCAATAACTGTAGGTTCGGTGACGGTCGCCACTTCGCGGCCCAGCGCCAGTGGGTTGGTAATCTTACCCCAGTTTGGGCAGTTGGGACACACGCCCGGATTCTCGGAGTCGAACTTGGTGCAGGGGTACGGCCCTTTGATCTCAGCCAATTTTTGCCGCATCCTATCCTCAGTATAGGGGTGCAGCTTGCTCAGCCAGATCGCGGCCTTTTCACCGTCTTCACACTTCTGAGCAATGCTCAGGTGCGCTCTCCACAGCGGCTCCATGCCGTCCTCGGTCGCGTTCTCAACGTAGTATCGGAGTTGTTCGCAGCCTTGACCAGCTTTGGTAGCTTTGAAAATTTTTCCGAACTTGGTCACGCTGTTCTCGAACAGTTTGATCGCCGTTGGTTCTGCGCTTGGGCGCACTCCCGGCAAGGTGAGCGTTGGGCCGCTCGGGGCTTTCACTTCGTAAGCTGTGCCGACCAGATGCTTGGTGACAAGCGCCTTGATGTCCTCGAACTCAAAGTGGTCGCCCTCATTTTGGAATACGACCTTGGTCAGTCCACGAACTTTCTTCTTGCCCTTCACGCCGTTGTTCACGGTGTCAGGTACGCGCAAGACTCGGGACGCATCCGCAGTCACAGTCTGGTCAATGTCGAGCTTCTTTTGAAAGCACAAGCGCTTGAACGCCTCGGCCACAGGTTTCCACTCTTCAATGTCCACCGTGTCTTTGAACGGCCAGTAGGCATGAACACCACCACCAGACGCGACCATCCAAGGGTTGCCCAGATCGGACAGCCCAACCTCATCAGCAAAGTGCATGATTGCGTGGACGGCAGCTTCGGCTGACGCGTAAGCTTTTTTAGAGATGACACCCGTTGAAGGATCGGGAATATCCTCGGGGTGATTGCAGTCAACATCAACGGCCAAACACTTTACATTGCGCACGTTGTCCTTGACGCGGGTAGCTTCCTCGCCAAATGTGCCAAGCGCAAAGTAAATGTCGTAACCGTTCTTCTTCCACAAGTCCAGCTTAGGCAACGCTTCCTCAAGCTGGTCTACGTACACGTGCTCTTTTTTCCGAGTAAGCTCTGCGAAGCAGTACTTACCGTTTCCCGGGGGCGGCAAAACCTCCGCTAGAAACTCAAGCGGTTGCATAGGTTACCTTCGGGTTGGATTAAGAGAAGTCGAGTTCTAGTTGACGTGGGTCTACGTGTTTCTCTTCAAGCCAGTTCTTTTCTGTGCGGCGCAAAATTTCAGTAACCCAGTTGGCGGGCAACTTGTCAGCACCAATCAGGTGGGCGTAGTTTTTGAGTTCTTGGTTGGTGAGGAATTGAGGTTGTAGACTTTGCATATTCTGATCCATGCTTCTTTTGCAGTTGAGGATGTTGCCATGATGGAAGTCATCAGGTCAACGCGTTGTTGATAAGCGACGAAGACCTCGCCTCCGGCAAACCAGTTGTAGATGGTCTGGCGAGTTACGCCCAAGGCGTAGGCAAGTTTCGTCACAGGAAATTCCAAGTGCACGGCCCATCGCCCGAGCGTACTGCCCGGGGTGCGCGGTGCATCTCGTACCAGTTTCTTTAGTTTGTCTGAGTAGGCCATAGTGGAATAGGGCGGCTTGCGCCGCCCTTAAACTTTACTCGTCGTCCCAGTCCGACACAATGTCGGCTAGCTTGCTTTTAGCCGCAGGAACTGCGGTGGTCTTGGCCGCAGGCTTACGCACTTCCGGCTCAGCCGCTTCCTCAGCTTCCACAGGCTCGGCCACAGGATACTCCTTTGGCGCTTTCTTAGCCTTGGGTGCTGGCGCTGGCGCACGCTCTTCTTCCTCTTTCATCAACTCGCCCATAGGACGTGTGCCAGTGAGTGCCAAGGGCTTCACACCGTCAGCCTGAGCCGCAGTCATGTTGATCGCTTGGGCAGCTTCCTCGGAGTCAGCTTGCGACTTGACCACGGCGTACTCGTCCTCAGTCAGCCAACGCACAGGGGCGAAGTGCAGCTTGGGCGACTCAGCCTTGGTGTCGAACTTCATGCGGGTCACGATCTGCTCGGGGTTGATCGGGGGGTTTTGCACAGCCAAGTAACGAACGAACGCTTGCAGTGGGCGCTTGTCGCCTTCTTCCTTACCGAACACCGAGGTGGCGGGCAGGGTCAGTTGCAACACAGAACCTTCTGGGTCGTTAGCCAGCACCACAGCCAAGCGCTGTTGATAGCGGCAAGCACGGCTGTTACCTTGACCCGAACCGGCTACGTTCTGAGGGCAGCTCATGCAGGTCGCGGCTTGCTTGTTGGCGGCTTTAGCGTCTGGGCGCTCACCGTCATTGCTCCAGCAGTCAGGAGGTGCGGCAGCAGCGTCCTTGTCGTAGGAGCCAGCGTAGAAGATACGGCTGACTTTGGGTGCGGCCTTGACCACAACCACGTCGAGGTGGCGCTCTTCGATGCTAGCCACTTCCTTACCGCCAGCCATCAGACGGAACACGCCGCCCTTGATGCTGATGCGCTTGGTCGTATTGACTGCGCCCCCTCCCATCAGGGCTTTGGCTGTGTCGGACAACTCGTTGTTACGAGCGAATGCGGGGACGGCTGCGCCGTTGAAAATTGCGATGTTACTCATTTGCTTGGCTTTCTTACAGTGATGTCAAACTCAGTGTTTGAGTTCAAACCGGGGGGAACAAGGGTTGGGTTTTCTTCAAGAAAGTTCGCCATGTTAGTCTGCGCGATGCGCTTTTCCAACAGGTCAACTACTTCGTGTTCAATGATGAACCGCTTAAAGGAATCCCAGTCTTGGGTGGAGTACCGAGTCTTTGTCACCAAAGAGACTGTACCGTACGTAGTTTGCATAGACTTG